GGTATTTGATGGCGATAAACCCGCTTGAATTTAATTAGCGTGTTGATTTTGGTAATTATAAAGATGTGATTAACAAAGTTAACCTGAATAAAACAAGTGTTTTTGTTAAATCGTTTTCTCGTTGGTTTGGTTATCGGCAACAAACACTTAACCAACAGTATACGTTAATGGGTAATAAGATAACGAACACCAAGCTAATCGCTATTAGACATGATCCGTTGGTTACCGAACAAATGGTTGCTGTAATTAACGGCGTGGAATACAAGGTTATATCAATCAGTTCAGATGACCGTTCAGCAAGAGAAACGTTTGACCTGCTTACTTTGCAAAAGGTGGTGAAGTAATGGAAGACTTCGAAACACAAATGAATAAGTGGTTAGGAAAGATAGGTGGTTTAGCAAACCTGACGATTGAAGAGCGTGAAGAAGCCAACACAGCTGCTGCAGAAGTGCTTAAAAAAAGTATTGTTAAGGCAACGCCCAGAAATGATAATCGCAAAGACGGCAAGTTAAAGCATTTAGCAGACAGTGTGGTTATTGGTAACTTACAAGGCACGAAGTCAGATGGAAATATAGCTGTCGGTTATTCGACAACTGATGTTAACCACGCTCGTATTGCGCGTTTCCAAAATGATGGTACAGCTAAAATGCCTAATCCTAAAGGGTTGCACTTCTACGATAGAGCTTTAGCGGACTCTAAAGAAGATGTGTTTAAAGCGAGAAACGATAAGCTGGCAGAGATACAAGAAAGGAAGTTCAAGGAATGACGATGTTGGCAGACGCATATAATATCGTCTCCGACAATGCTTCTTGGGCTGACGCTGTTTATGCGAAAGAATTAAAGCAAGACAACATTGCTCCAAACCAAACGTTTGTACTAGTTAGGGATAGTTTACAAGCGATGTCGCTATATGGTAGTGATACTTTCAAGGAAATAACTTATGACATCGAAATTCAAATCTGGTATAGCACTAATTCATTACTAGATTATGATGATGTCGAGATACAACTGATGAAAATTCTTGAAAAAAATAGGTGGCGAACACAGAGCATACGTGGACGTGTTCCAGACCCAGACACACAACAAGACTTTCAAACAATATATGTTTCAAAAACAAAGGAGATTAATTAATGGCAACATTAGGAATTAAAAATGTAAAACTTGCTTTAGTTGACAAAACAGGAACTGTCATCACAGGTGCCAATGGTATTTTTAAAGATGCTAAAGATACATCTGGTATTTTCACAGCTGATCAAGACACAGCTAAAGGTATTGCAACCGTTGCACTATCAGGATTAACTGGAACAATTACACCTGTTTGGGGATCTGATGTGATTGTTTATCAATCAGCTGGTAAGGGAACTCCATCTAGTGTCTTGACTATTAATGATTTACCAAATGTTATCAAACAAGCTATTTTAGGTAATGTTTTGACTACAAAGGGAGGTTACAAAATTTCTGGTAAAGCTAATCCAAATAATTTAGTTGCTTTCCTTGCTGAATCACGTGAAGCATTTGATGATGATGCGCCTGTATATGTAGGCATGTATATGGGTACAGCATCAGAAGCAACGACAACTATGGGAACTAGTAACGCAAATGATGTTCGAAATACAGATGTTATTACTATTTCTGGAATTGAACGAGGTGAGGACGGTTTTGGTGCTCATTGGTTTAGCGATTCAGCTACATTTAAAGAGGCTGATATGCTAGCTGATGTGTTTAAAACAGCAACACAAAGTGGATCAGGAACATCTGGTCAATAATTTTTTATAAGTCGCTGAGGCGGCTTTTTATTATGTCTCAAAATGAGGCTCCAAAACCAATAAATCAGGAGAATAAAAATGACTGTAAATATTTCAGCTAAAAAAGAATTAGGCATCTCAAAGTTAATCGAAGTTAAGGAATCAAACAAGAACATTCGTGCTACTTGGGAATTGCAAAAGATGATGGCTAAGTTATCAATTGATCAGGCGACAACTGAAGATTCTCCAGAAGCGTTTGAAAAGATGATTGATATGATGCTAGACGTACAAAACAAGACGATTGCATATATTGTTTCTATCCTACGACTTGACCAAAAACAGGCTGACAAGTTAGAAGAAATGGAATTTGGTGAAACAACTAGCTTTGCTGTGCGCATTAGCTCGGAATTGTTGCACGTTGAAGCTGAAGAAGCAACGGAAGCAGAAGCGGGTTTATAAGTCTAAAAGAGCGATACAAATCTTTAGATATGGCAATACAAGATTTTGATTACAACGAGCAACAGGTGCTTCAGAACCTGCATATCATGCCTAGCCAGTTTGAAGAAGAAGATTTTTACAGGTTGAACGAAGTGCTATCTGCCTTAGCTCCAGAAGATCGTGTTAAGACAGGCCGTGACTTCTTATCTGAATTCGGTATTACCAAAGAAAATAGCAACAACAAATTATAAGAAAGGAGGTAAATATGGCACAAGTTTATAACGAAATGGGTACCAACCTAACACTTGACGTTAGCAGTGCTCAAAAATCTATCCGTGAATTGACGGCAGACGTTAAGAACTCTAATAATGAGTGGAAGATACAGGAATCGCAACTAAAGGCTTCTGGAGACGCTGCTGAAGCATCTAAAGCAAGATATGATGGATTAAGAGGCACATTAGAAGCACAAAAGACCAAGATTGATTCTTTAAAGCAAGCCTTAGAGAACAACAATACTGAAACGAAAAAAGGACAAGACTTACAGGTTTATCTAACAAATGAGTTAGCTAAGTCTGAAAGGCAGTACGCTAGTTATCAAGGTCAATTAGATAAAGCGACACAGGCTTATAAGTACCAAGAGTCAGGTCTTGCTGAACTTAATAAAGAGTTAAAGCACGGCACAGATATGACTGATGCTCGTGTCAAGGCTCTGGAAGCTGAAGGGAAATCAGAAGAAGCTAATAAGGTAAAAATTCAAGGGTTGAAAGATACTCAAGAAAATTACACTAAACAGCTGAAAATTCAACAAGATGAACTAAAATCTTTGTCTGAGACAGGCGACAAGTCAAGCGATAGTTACAAACGCCAAGCACTCAGAGTTGAACAAATGGGAGCAAAGCTCGCTGAGACAACTAGAGATATTAAGAACTTCAACAAAACAGACATTAAGCCCGAAGTATCTGGCATTAGTAAAGTTAGACAGCAACTTCATGATTTAGATGATGCGTTGGAGGGGACTAGAAGTAGATTTAAAGCTGTATTTCTTGGAAACTTGGCAGCTAATGGCGTTATCAATGCATTTCAATCGATTAAAAGCAAAATATCTGAAACTTTTGAGCAAGCTAAAGAGTACAACAAAGAACAACAAGTTATGAATGCCACTTGGACAACGCTAACGGACAGTGCTGACAAGGGTAAGGAAATGGTTAAATCAATTAACCAAATAAGTACAGCTTTTGGACAGTCTAACGATGTTGTCAATGAATTATCACAACAGTTCTATCATGTTTTCAACCAAAAAGAACCAACAGATCAACTGACTAAGTCAATGTTAACCATGGCTGATACTTTGGGCATGAACAGTGAACAAGTTGAAAGACTTGGTCTTAATTTTACTCATATGATGTCATCTACAAAGTTACAACTTGGCGACTTTAATATGATTACAGACCAGTTACCAATGTATGGGGAAAAGTTACTTGAGTACGAGCAAAAAGTACAAAAGAATTCTAAACTTACAATGGATCAGCTGCGAAAGCAGATGTCTGATGGCAAGATTTCGGCCAAAGATGCTACTGAAGTTATGAATGAACTAGGAGACAAGTATAAGTCTGCCAGTGAAAACATGATGGGGACTGCCAGTGGTATGGAACGTGTGATTGAAGCTCGAGGCAAGGCTTTAGCCGGCGCATTGATACAACCGATCATGAATGCACAAAACCCTATATTTGGTGCAATATCTAAATGGGTAAGTGATCCAAAAACAGAACAAGAGTTTGATAAGGTCGGAAATTCTATAAGTAAGTCTTTCGGCACGGTTACTAGTGCTTTTGGTAAAGAATTTAAATCATCTGATTTTACTGGTGGCATGGATAAATTTATGGACAACTTATCCAAATCAATTGAAAAATTTGGCGATTATGTAGCTAAACATAAAGATGATATTATAGGTTTCTTTAAAGGAATTAAAGCTTTAGGGGACTTAGGTTTTAGTTCTCTTGGGTCAACATTGAAAATAGTATTACCTTTGCTTGAACAGTTAGGAAAGTTTGCAGAGAAACACCCAACCACATTTAAAATTTTAGCTGGATCTATTATAGGCCTTAATCTAGCCTTAAAGGGCACGTTAGCGACAATGGCTACTTTTGATAGATTAAAATTAGGATTTAATGCTTTATCTGGCTTAATCATCAAGCCAAGAGTTGAAGGCGGACCAGCAAAGCGTGAATTGGGCATTATATCTAAGATGGCTGTGGGAATTGGCAAGGGTGTTGTGTGGACGGCTAAAATGGCAGTTAAAACAGTCCTAAAAAGTTTAGAACTTATCGGCGGTGCTGTCATCGGTATCGGCAAGGGATTATGGTGGACAGCTAAGTTAGCTGCCAAAACAGTGTTCAAAACACTTGAGCTTATCGGCGGTGCTGTAATTGGTATAGGCAAGGGGTTAGTTTGGACGGCTAAATTAGCATGGACTGGCGTTAAAAAAGCGTTTGGATTGATAAAAATAGGTGCCGTAGCCGTTGGAAAAGGTATGAAATGGACAGCTAGCGTTGCAACTAAAGGCGCTCAACTAGCATTAAAGGGTCTATTAGCTACCGCTAAGGTTACCGGAAACGGCATTAAACTAGCTTTTAACTTCATGAAAGCTAATCCTTTGGTTCTTCTAGCGACAGCTATAACAGCTGTTATTGTTGCACTGGTGGAGCTTTATAAGCATAATAAGAAATTCAAAGCATTCGTCGATGGTATGGCTAAGGTTGCTGGCGACTTTTTTAAAGGAATTGGTAAATGGATCAGTCAAGCTTGGAATACAACGAAGAAGGTATTTAGCCAAGTCGTTAACTTCTTCAAAAAAGACTGGAAAGAAATACTACTACTTATTGTTAATCCGTTTGCAGGTGCGTTTGCGTTGTTGTACAAGCATAATGATAAGTTCAAAAAGTCAGTCGATAATCTGGTTAAGACTGTTATTAACTTCTGCAAGTCATTATTGAAAGATATAACAAATATTTTC